GAGCCAGTATCTATGAGCGATATGGGCAAGATTAAGCTAACCGAAGAAATGCTTACCCCAGCCCTTCAAAACGCAACTATATATGCGTATGGAAGTAGAGCGCCAACATTAGATACAAACACTACTGCTTCAGATATTTTCTCTATTACCAAAGCGATTGAGACCCAAAGGTGGCAGAGAAAAGTAGAGTCAAATGCCAAGACAGCTATGCACCTAGAAAACCTCTACGGGGTGTTACATAGAATGGCCCCAGAGGGTTTTATAGCTGACAGCACAACAAGAGCGCAGTCTATTGAAGAACTTAAAGCAGTATTTTCAAAAAGATCACAACCAGAGTTAGATGATGCGCTAGATTTTTTAAACAGTCTCGGTGGTGATCGAGGCATAGGACCGAGTTTTAAATCTAATAGGTCTGGCAACTATCATAATACTGAGATAACTAGAGGCTCTGGTGTTAGAAGCCATATAAACCTAGATCATAAAGAAGGGTTGACTATCAACCCGCAAAACACTTTTTATCATGAGGTTGCTCACTGGGCATACGACAACATTCTGACCCCTTCAGATAAGATAGACTTCTGGAAGGCGATGAACAAATACTATGATGAGGGCGGAAACCTAGATAAAGACGCTATCCAAAACAAATTAGCAAGTTATGGTGGCATGGAGTATGAACATGAAATACTCGGCACTCAAAAGTTTGGTGGCGGAAACTCTATGTCAAGTCCGCAAGAACTCTTTGCAAATCAATTTGATATTTGGGTAACAAGAAAAAGACATTTTGCTGGGACAGATACATTCTGGCAGAAAATAAACAGGTATGTGAAGGCTATCATTCAGAGATATGCCAAAGATGCTGAGATTGACCCAGACTTAGAAAAATTATTTTCTAAAATATTACCTGATACAGAACGTCCTAAGTTTAAGTTGGGGGCAGATGCTAAACCAACAACTGATTATACCAAGCATATTAACAAACGCTGGACAGAACTTAGTCTTATAAGGGAAGACCTAGAGGATGCTCTGCATAGGGACAGTGCAAGCGGTATTGTCCAAGCAACGAGAGACCTTGTAGGTTTTATGCTGTCTGTAGCGCCTCGATACAGCAAGAAAAAACTAGCTGAGATGAGTGCCGCTGGACTTCCTGTGTCCAGAACCTTTGGCCCATTCGACGGCAGACGAGGTATGCGCAGAACTATCCATGATCGGATAGACGATCTTACAGAAATACTGTCTGGCAAGAACACTGACTGGGACGGAATAACAGGCAAGACAGACGAGACTGCTGGCTACTACGATGATGGCCTTAGTCTTGGTGCAGACGAGCAAGATGTAGCCGATCTAATTAGAGACTTCTGGGAGAATGGATATAACGGTAAGTACAAGCCGAGCCGAGGTATAAGTCCTGGGGCTGAGAAAAAGATGGAGAACACATCTCTTTCTAAAACTATGGACAATATGAAAAATGCGTTAGAGGCACATTACAACGCTAAAGAACTTGGCAAGATGCCTGGCGACAGGCCCGCAACTGAACCCAAGACGACTCCTAGAGGAAAGGCAAACTCAGCTGTTCGTAAGAAAAAGAAACTTGATGCTAGATCAAAGAAAGCTGTAGACAACGAGGCAAAAAATATAGCTAAAACACCTCCGTCAAAGAGGAAGAAAACAAATAAGCCTAAAGTTACAGACAGCAATGCCCCTGACATTAAGGAGAAAAACCCTGACGAACTCAGGAAGTTGTATGTAGAACACAGAGGTACAGAGTTTGGCGACCAGATAGCAATAGAGTTGCTACGAAAAGAAAAAGCTATTCCGCCACCTAAAACTGTCAAAGTTACTAGGGAGATAATGTCTCTGGGCAAAGCTGACCTAGAACAAAGATACCTTGACGCTCTGGAATTAAATAACTCCAAAGACATAGACATGATTTTGAGTGAGTTGCGCAGACGACACGCTAATAAGGGTTTGAAGAAGGGCGACCCAGGCAAGATAACAGCAACATTTATCCAGAAGAGCGGACTGCTACGAACTGAAATCAATGACAATAGAGGTATCTCTACTCATGACGGCGTTCCGTCTTATGCGCGGGCATCGGTTAGAGAGCTTCTAGGAACCATTACCCATAGAGACCCAGAGATAGAATATACAGCGAGAACCATGACCTATCGTATGCTGAATATGATGGGCAAAACACAGCAACAAGCTATCGGAAGAATGAATATATTTAGTTCAGAAGATTTGGCTCGTCTTGCTGGTGAACAGCCTGGGGCAACAGACACTCCTTTGTTTGCTGATTTGCGTGGGCCTCACTTTAAAAAATTAAGAAGTGATATGCGTAGGTTAAGCGTTGGTTTAACTAAGGGAGAGACATCTCCTTACGATATTATACACGAGATAGGGCATATGTTGGTTCGTGCTAATGTTATGCCTGACGAAGAGATGACTGCTATTCGTGAACTTTACATGAAAGCAGATGATCCTGTTAAGAAAAGAGTGCAAAGCAAATATGGTGCTAAATATGTAAACAGAGATGACCAAACTCAGGACGCACTTTTGGCAGAAGAATGGTTTGCAGAGAGCCTTACAGAATACATGGCTGAACGTGTAGCTAGAGGCGACATAATAAATTCTGTGGTTACTGGCGATGTCAGTAAGATTAGGCTCAGAAATACTTTTGAACGAGCGTTAGACCGTATGGTGGAATACATGGCATACACAGTTAACGGTCTTATCGGAAGGAACGACATCAAACAACAATTCAGAAGGCTGGCGCTTTATGGAGATATGTTTGAAGCTGATGATAAATTCCCTCTAAAAAATATGGTCCGATCTGGTCCAGCCATTCACCCATCTTTAGCGTCAGACGCGGTAAAAGACTATGTGATGGCTACCCCAAGAGCAAAGCGGGAACAAATGATGGATTTTGTCAGGGGCGGTATCAGTCACAATGAAGGTATGGATGACATCATTCCATACTATCACGGCACACCTAATGGTTATGCCTTCAACAGAAATACAAACCCTAATGTCGTCTTGCGTCCAAGCACTATAGGCTTCTATGGACCAGGGACTTACTTAACCGACAGTCCTGTTGCGGCTTCTGGAACTTACGCGAAGAAGCCAACGCCAGAAAGTATGCGTCAGCAAATTATGGATACTGATTTAACAGATGAGCAAAAAGAAGAGCTTATCTACGAAGCAATGGATTTGCATGAAATTAGAAAACAAATTTCTAAAGCAAGACGAAACTACTGGTTAGCTGAAAGTGTTGGCGACAAAGACGCGATCCAAAAGTATAAAGAAGATTTGGATGAGATGGTTGACGCAGAAGAAGCTATACAAGATGCGCTTGGAGAAGCAGGCATAAAAGCTGACCCTATGGTTATTCCAACCGTTGTTAACGTGCGTAACCCAATAGACTTTAGGGAGACTGCATCTTACACAACTGCTGATGACAATGCGGTTAGGGCAATCCTAGATTATCTTAATATGACAGACAGCCTTGAGCAAAATGCGTTAGGAAAATTTGCTTCTGCTTTTGAAGATGGTCCACTCAACGGTAAACAAATGTACCTATCTCTTATCGAGCTACTAAAAGACTCTGGCAGAGGTGGTCGTAGGGCGCAATCTGAATTGAACGGAGTTCTCGAAGACGTTGGTTATGACGGCATGTTGACAACGCATTACAATACTCAAGATGCGGCTGGTAACATTCCTAGAATGGCTAATGGAGAAACATATGAAGGTGTGCAAATACCCCACACTGGCGTAGTCGTTTTCGATATTGGAAACGTCAAGCATATTGATGCAAATGAATTTGACACATCCGATCCTCGCTTATTCAAAAGAGAAGATATGGCTATCCCTAAAGGTTTAAATGGGGAAGTCCTTAATATGATTACCGAGGGTGATATAGATGGTGTCGCAGACATTCCTTCTGGCATGGTTGGGGACATTCTTGAGATAAACCATGTAGATAGAAGTATTACATCCGCTATTATGTCTATCGGCAAGAAGAGACCGCTAGATGTAAGAGAAGAACAAGCTCTCAAAAAAGCTACACCTATGGGACTATGGAGTTCTCAGTCTACAGCCATGAGAGATATTGGAGCTAAGTGGACTGGAGACTGGTTTGAAAATCATTTCCCTGATGTTCACCAGAGATTTGCCAAAACATATATGCCTCTCAAAAGAATGATGGAAGAGCTTCCTGACGCAAGAGGATATGTAGGATCATGGTTCGAGCGTGGTCCAAGAACGCTACTTTCACCATTGTTGCCTAGACAACTAAAAGCTAAACAACCAAAAAGTCATGCAAGGATTGTTGGCGCTTTAAGATTTGGCACTGGCTCTCGTCAATACGCTGAACTAACCAATCAAGAGAAGAAAGTTTACCAAGCTGTGCGCGGCGCTTTCGATCAAGAGTGGGTTAAGATGAATGAGCTTGGGATATTCGTTGGTAAAAGAGAAAACTATCTACCTCAAATTTGGGATAAAGAAAAAATAGTCAGCAATGAACCCAAGTTTATAGCGGACATGATGGAGTATTATCAATTAGAAGGCACTAGCCTTGGCATTGTTAGAACCTCAGATGAGGCGAGAAAATTCGCGGACGAAATGTTTATACGTCTTACAGCCGACGATGCTGATGGACACTTCATGCCACAAAAAGCTGGATCAAGAAATTCTGTATCAGACCACATAGATCATGGGCGTGTACTGGAGCTTGAAAAGTACCCACTTAGCATGGCAAAGCTACAAGATTTCCTAGAGGATGATCTTGACGCATTGCTTGTTAAGTATTTTGACGGGACATCAAGACGAGTAGCGCAGACAGAACAGTTTGGCGTAAACGCTCATGGTTTCTATGACTACATGTATATAGCAGAAAAAGGTAGGCAAGCGATAGCAGACCTTCTCAGCAAAAACAAAACATTTAGAAAGAACTTCAGCGCACTGGGCGAAGAAGGACACATGGAAGATGTCACCTTGGACGATCTTGTTGTAATGCCTTTCGCTGGCAAACCCATGATGGCTACAAGGTTTGTATCCGCATTGGTTGCAGAGCAGTTGAAGAACGGATCAGCTGGTGTAGAAAAAATGCTAGACGATGTTGCTGTCACAGGTTTTGGCGGCGTAGTTCCTCCAGCATACACAAGACGAAAAGAAGCAATCGTTGCGGCACTGAGAGATTTTAATGGAGAAAAGGCTCAGTGGGATAATGGCACGTTTGACTTTATGGAAAATGCTCTTCGAGTTGCTCAGAAGAAACCTCAAGTTGGCGGTTTCTCCAATAAACTTAATAGAACATCAAAGGTACTAAGAGGTATTAACTCTGTTACATTGCTTGGTTGGACAACACTTACATCGTTGCCTGACACAGCCTTACCAATAATCCGATCTGGTTCAATAAAAGATTGGGCAAAAGGTATCTATAAATATAAGAATGATCCAGAGTTTGCCCGCATGATACAGAATGTCGGTGTGGCTATAGAGAATATTGTCCACGAAAGACAACTTCATATGTATGGCGCAATAGATGGCAAGATGACTAACGCCTTCTTTAACGCAACAATGCTTACACCTTGGACCGATCTTAACAGAAAGATTGCCGCCGCTACTGCATACGAAAGTTTTAAGTCGATGCAAGCAAAAGCCGCCAAGTCATACCGAAAAGATTTGGGGAACCTGGCAAACCAAACAACGGAATACAAGACGGCACACAGATACTTAATGAAGGTTGGTCTTGGAGACTTTCTCCCAACAGGTTCTCGTCGTAGTGAAAACATTAGCAATCCTCGTTTGCTAGAAGATGATCCACTAGTAAGAACAGCGGTGATAAGATTTGCAAATCAATCTGTATTCCAGCCTAACGTAGATGATATGCCGTTGATGTGGCAAACTCCAATGGGGGCTATTGTAACTCAGCTTAAATCGTTTCCTCTTATGATGCACAGATTGTTTATGCACACAGTTAACGAAGCATTTGGCGTGACAAAGGCAGATGGCACAGCGGGTAAACTCACACTTAACTTTAATAAGGCAAACAAAAACTTTGCGCCCCTTGCCTATCTACTAACACTTGGACCTCTTGCTGGTGCGGGAGCTTTGGGTGTCAAGGACGTTATTCAAATGAGAGGTGGCGAAGAAGAAAAAGAAATGGCGTTCAGAAAAAGATCAGCCGCGAAGTTTCTTGGCTTCAAAGAAGAACAACATGGAGACATTGATAAGTTTCTCGGTTGGTACTTAGAGGGAATGATGGCGATGGGCGGTCTGGGCATCTTAGCTGACCTTTTCCACACTACCTCACAGCAAATAGATAACGCCGCCTATGGTCGTGAGCGCATAATGAGTACGCTTCTAGGTCCAACATACGGTCTTGCAACTACTGGCATAAACATTACCGCAGGCGTAACTGACGCTGTGTTTGATAGAACAAAATCAAACGCAAAGGAACGCACAGCGGTAAGAGATGCGGTGGCAAGAATACCAGTCCTCGGAGGAAATAAAGCCTTTAGAGAAGGAACGGTAACTGCAATCGCTGGAGAACCAACGGGCAGAAAAGGGAAAAGAAAGATACCTGATTGGTATTAATTAAGGAGCTAACTATGGCAAAAAAGAAAGCAAGTAAAAAAAGTATGCCTTGCAACAAACCTAAGCGCCAAACATCTGGCGGTAAAAAGTTTGTTGTGAAAGCATGTCAGGGCGGGAAGGAAAAGATAATTCGATTTGGGGACGCTAATATGTCCATCAAGAAAGATCAGCCAGCCCGTAAAAAATCTTATTGCGCTAGGTCTGGCGGAATAAAAGGTAAGAACAACAAGCTATCAGCAAATTACTGGTCGCGTAGAGCATGGGGGTGCAGATGAGTTTATACCGAAACATTAACAAGCGAAAGAAAGCTGGAACATCCAGAAGTAAATCGAAGTCAACAATATCACCTAAAGCATATGCTGATATGAAAGCAGGCTTTCCTAACAGCAAAAAGAATAAAGCTAAACGAAAGAGGACTTAACTTATGGCAGTAACATCACTCCTTGGATCATTGATAGAACCCGTTAGCGGATTGCTCGGCAAGGTTATCGAGGACAAGGATCAAGCAAATAAATTAGCCCACGAAATAGCAACGATGACGGACCGACATCATCAGGAGCTAATGAAACTTCAGTTGGAAATAAACAGAGAGGAAGCAAAAGGTAATTGGTTTCAGTCGTCTTGGAGGCCAGCTACCGCCTGGGTATGCGTCCTGGGCTTCACAGTAAATTTTTTAATATCACCACTCGCCGCACCGTTCGGCTTCGTAATCCCGCAGGCTGACATGTCAATCATGATGCCCGTCTTGCTGGGTATGCTTGGTCTTGCTGGGGCCAGAAGTTTTGAGCGTGTGAAGGGTGTGGGGAAAGGATAGAAAGGTAAAGTATGGCATACACATTCTCAAAAAAATCTATGAAGAAATTAGAAGGTGTCAATGAAGATTTAGTTGGCCTTGCGGAGATGGCTATATCTGTCTCCGACATTGACTTCGGAATTTCTGAAGGGCTTCGTTCGCAAGAACGTCAGCAAATTTTGTACGACACAAAGAGATCACAGACACTAGAATCAAAACATATAGTGGGTAGAGCTATAGATGTGTTTGCTTTTGTAAATGGGGAGGTTTGTTGGGAGCTTGCGGTCTACGACGACATAGCTGACGCTTTTGCTATGGCATCAAGGGCGCATGGCGTTCCATTGAAGTGGGGATGTGCATGGACTGTTTCTGATATAGGCACATGGAACGGGACGATGGAAGACGCAATGAACAGTTATATTGACATTAGAAGGTCGCAAGGAAGGAGACCCTTCCTCGATGGTCCTCATTTTGAACTATCGGATTAATGCAAGATTTATTTAGACACTTGCGCATACATGTTGGTGGGAAAAGAAGAGTGGAAAACAAAACAAAGAGTGCAAGACGTTGTAAGAGGTGCGGTTCTGATAAGGAACCTGTAGACGTACACGGTCATACACAGTGCGCAGATTGTAAGTGTGTTCAAGAAGATTGTTGTCAAGGAGAGTGTGCAACAGAATAAGGAGAGTAAATTGTTTATACCCGTCATTTTATTCTGCATGACGGTTCATGTTTCGTCTTGTACCTTAGTCGCTAAACCAGGTGAATACCATGACAACTTAGATGCTTGTATGGAAGAGGCTGTATTGGTGGCTAAAAATATGCAGAACTCAGAACAATACAGAATAGCAGTTGCAATGCCGTACTGCGTCCATGCAAAAAACGCTCGAACTTCTATTTAGTTTTGCTTAGTTCAGCACCGATAGCAGAATAACCGCACTTGTCTACCCAGCTATCCTCATGGTCAATCGTGTGGCAAAGACGACAAGTTTTTACCCAGTCCATCATAAGTGTTACGTGAGCTTTTGTAATTCTTCCCTCATTTTCAATAGCGGCTTTTGCTATAACATCAAAACCTATAGCTATTCTTTCATGGTTTTTATCAGCGGGGCCATAGTCTTCTGCTCTTGGGCCGTTAATGGTTTGCTTAGATTTGTCCAAAACTTTACTTCTAATCTTCGTCAACGATAATTCCTCCCAACAGTAGTCTAGTTTCAAGCTCAACCCTTTTAATATGGATTTCGCAATCTCTTACCTTGAAGTTTGTTTCAGTAATCTTTTCTCTCAGTCTTTTTCTTTTGTCTTTTGCCTTCGTGATTTCATCATGAAGTTTTTTATCTCTGTCGCCAGTTGGTGCATTAATAATTAAATCCTCGATGCGCTCAGATATTGATGCTATCTCGTCTTGTGATTGTTCTTTTTCCTTGAGGAGCTTCGCCCTGATCCCAGCGTAATCCTCATAAGTGTGCATCAAAACACTAGCCTCTTTAGCTAATCTTTCGTCTGTCATTTACGCCTCCTTACTAAGTGGTTGGTAGAGGCTGTAATCTCCGCAAGTTTCTATGGCTAGCTTGTCGTGTCGGACGCAATGCCAATCTCCACTACTTGTTGCTCTGGAGTGTTCACAAGTTTTACATATCTTTGCTACTTCTTTGTTTTCCCAGCACACACCACGTTTGAAACATCCCTTGCATCTCCAATCGGTAGCATCTTTACTTATTTTTTTTGCCTCATTGTTTATTACTTTGCCCACTCTTTCTTGAATGTAGGCATATTCAAATTCATCAAACTCGATTATCTGTGCGTGGTATTCTGAATTATTTTTGTTCACTGCTATAAAGAAAGATGTTGGTATATCAGATAAGCCCATCATCATTTGGCACTGTGCATAATATTGTGGGTGGCTCATCTTGACACCGTTCTTTTTAAACTTGGAGAAGCTAGCATCGTTCATGGTTTTGATTTCCAAAACTCTTAGCTCTTCGTCGCCTATATCTATATGCCCATCCATATGGCACACAACATGACCACCTAATGCCTCATATGTGTGTTGGTTTCCAGTAAGACCATCAACTTCCCACACTTGCATCTGTGCTTTTTTCTTTAAATCTTTAACGATCTCGTCTTCTAGTATATGTCCTAGTCCGAATATTCTTAATAGTCTTGGGTCGGGGGGAGTGTTGGGGAAACCTCTGAGGTTAAACGCGAGCATTGCGTCACACTGGTTGCCTATTATTGATGCTCCGATATAGCTTCTGGCTTTTTCTTTATGCTCTTTTTCGTAGCCGTCATCTATTTTTTTTATAATATCTTCTGCTGAGATCAAGGTTACATCCTTAAATAAAAATGGGGACAACTTTAGTTGCCCCCAATATATTATTTAAAACGGTATTTCGTCGTCCAAATCATTATCTTTTGTGGTGTCATCACCGCCACCATCATCCTTGAGTTCCTGAGCATTTCTTTTAGCTTGGGATGCCAAGACGTTGAAGTATTGAACCTCTGCTCTTTTTTGTCCCATGTATTCGTCACCCAACTGGAGGACAACCTCACACTGACCACCGACCAAGGTTTGTATATCCCCTGGCAAATCTGGGGTAGGATGCCCCATAGCCATTAGATATGATTTTAACTGTCGTCTTCCAATGTCTTGTGCCATCTTGGTTTTGTTGACAACATTTAGGTTACACCAAACTTGACCAGAACCATCGTTGGCCTCAAACCTCAGGGATACTTTCTTGCCCCCAGTAGTCGTGTCCTTGATCTCTGCCCATTTACATGTAACGTCATGCTTGCCAACTCCGAGGTCTGGTAGTTGTGCGGGTTTTGCCTCCGCATCAATGTTCGATAAATCAAGGCTACCGAAACCATTCCAATCGTTACTCATCGCTTTGCTCCTTTCCATTTGCCATTCGCTCTAGCAACTCTGTGATGTCATCAACCTCTTCGTATGGTTTCAGACGATTAAGTGGGTCTCTTGCTTTGCCATGCCAACCCGACACTTCGTCGGTGACAACATACCTTTTAACTTTGGGCCTTCCACCCTCTGTCTTTTCAGTAGTTCTAACGCCACAAAAAACATGATCGAAAAGGGCGGGTACATGCTTTGAAACTGCTTGTCCTTTTACGAGTACCCAGTATTGGGTAACATCGTTTGCGTCCTTCTCTTCTTTAGCAAGAGCAGATACATAAACATGATAAGGAAGATCGCGTATCCATTTCAGACTACCAAGCATCAGACGATTATACTCGCCCCACATTTGGAAATCTGCGGTCTTGCCTTTCTCCTTCCATTCACCTTCTAATTGCTCCACAAGTCGCTCAGACATTTCTGTTAAGCTGTCTATAGCTATCCACTTGTAGCCAGCTTTTTTAAACTCGTCTGATTGAAGCATGGAAACAATTCCACGAAAGGAGAAAACACCTTCTTCTGGATCGTGCTTGCCGTTCCAAGAAGAGAACGGAAGATAATCTATATCGACATCCTCAACTGATTTCAGTCCAGCTTCTCCAGAAATAATTATTCCTTTGCCGTAGCGCTTTTGAAAGTATCGGCACTGATAAGTTTTACCCCATCCGTGATGTGCATACAAAAGAACTTTAGCGGGACCATCCTTTTGGATGTCCTTAGTTGACATAGTTTTAAACATTTTTGATTACCTTTACTCTCGGAGAGTTTAGATTTCGAGTCAAAGCAAACTTCAATGCAGACTGGTCCTCGTGAGGTAGCCTCTGAAATTTTCTTTTATCGACGGTTAAATTGCGAGTTACATAAGGTGGTAACTCTTGCTCACCAAAATGCTCTTCGAGTTTTTTCTTATCCCAAACCCAACGCTCAGTTCGATTAACAACAATGTTAAACTCACCACTTTCTTTTGAAACTTCGCCAGCTTCTTCTGGAAAATAGTGCGCTATCTCTGCTGTGAGTTGGTCTAATTCAGCCGTGTCCCTCTCGACACGATCATGAATTTCTTGGAACCTATATGCTAGATCAACTAAAAGGTTTGATTTGCGTTTGTCCGCTTCTTTTATTTTAGTCGTTATACTTGCACTTTCTGTAGACCTTACCTCTGCATCAACATCTTTAAGCGGTGCGGATGTTCTAGTAGAAGTAGGATCAAATGCGCTCCATTCAGAGCTATCTGTCTTCACTTTCATACTGTCTCCTTATTGTATGAGGTCAGCTTACATTTGTTTGACCCGTTAACAAATGGTGTCTTTACAACACCACAAGTTGTATGATACACAATACAGATGGTAATGCAAGTAAAAAAAGGAGACCCTTTTTGAAGAAAGTTCTCAACATTCAAAAACTTATAGATGATGTGGGTGGTGCGGCTAAGGTTGCCGAGATTGTCGGTGTCGTTAGAACTGCTCCTTATGGATGGATTGACCGCAATTACATTTCATCAACTAACTTAGAAAAGATATTGAGTGCTGATCCCAACCTTAAAATTGATGATTACTTTGAACTAACAACGGAGAAACAGCATGAGCAAATTGACGGAGGCATTGGAGTATCTTGACCGAGGGTGGTCAATTATTCCTATAAGACCAGAGACCAAGAGACCAGCAATAAAATGGATTGAATATCAAGATCGTCTACCTACAGAAGAAGAGGTCGAGAGGTGGTGGACAAACCATCCAGACCACGACATAGCCATTGTTACAGGTCATCTCTCTGGTTTAGTCATCGTTGATTGCGATAATGAAGAGTCAAGGATTGCGGCACATGAGGCAGGCATGGACTCGTTGATTCAAGTTAAAACAAAACGTGGAATACATTTATATTTCGAGCATCCTAGAGATGGCATACGTCGAGGACCGAGGGCGGGTATAAATTCAAGAGGCGTTGATTGGCCTAAGATTGATGGCCTTGATTTTCGTGGGGATGGATCGTATGCCCTACTCCCGCCCAGTAAAAACTATGAATGGAATATCCCTCCCCACTTCGATTGGGATGAGATGCCAGTATGGAGAGATTGGAGACCTGTTGTTTCCGATGGTGACAAAGAGTTCCGATTTAATGAACTAGATTTAACAGGAGTTGCCCCTCTCACTGAGGAAGATTTCTTAAACGAGTGGGATCGAACTGCAAAGTTTGTCAAAGATACATACCCAAACACTATGAAAATCCCTACTGGCTTTAGCAATGGTCGGAATGAACGGGTTATGAGATATGTTTCCGAGACCATCAAGCAAGGTTATTGGGGGGCAGAACTTAGGGTGAGAGCATACGCTTTTATGCGAGAGTTCTTTGAAGAACCTCTTGACGAGAGAGAGTTTGAGGCGACTGTTTCATCAATGGAGCAGTCAGAAAAAAGAAACCATCCCGAAAATTTTAATCATGCAGGTGACTTCCTGTTAAGGCCACAAGACGAAGACAGACCGCGAGAAAGAAAACTTATTAGAATGAATGACGCGGAACAGTTGCTCGAAAAAAGTCAGGCAAAGTCTTATCTCATAGAGCCTTGGCTACCAAGCAATACAATAGTCCAAGTGTTTGGCTACTCTGGTCATGGTAAGAGTTTGTTTGTTCAACATGCAATGGCGGCTCTGACAGCGGGACAAAGATACTTCGGACCCTTCGAGGTTGGTCGTGTAGCAAAAGTTTTATATTTAGATTTCGAGATGGGCATGGCTACCATTGCTAGAAGGCTCATGGACTTGCGTTCAGTTCATGGCGATACGGGTGAACGCTTGAATATATGGACACCTTATGTTGATGAGAGAGAGATGGACCTTAATCAGAGAGAGGGGTTGCAAGAACTTGAGGGGTGGATTGAATTTGTAAAACCTGACGTTGTTGTAGTCGATACCATCAGAACAGCATACCCTGGCCTTGCAGAAAATTCCTCAGACGAATGGTCTCGCGTCAATAAATTGGCGGTTCGTCTTAGAAATGCGGGGATGTCTGTCATCATGATCCATCACAGCAACAAACCTAGCGAGAATGGTATTGGTCGTGAAGCTGGATCAACTAATCAGTTGACTGTATTAGAGACACAAATAAGGATAGCTCAGGTATTTAAGGATGAAGAAACCGCAAAACAAAATGCGGCATTGTACGATGGTAACTACGAAAACCCTATATATCCACAGCTTGAGTCGAAGTTACCCACAGACTTTATGTTATATATGGTCATGGAAATAAGATACGGTAAGGTCAGGGAGTGGACCGATCTCCATGATCGTGTTCAGTGGATAGGATTTGCGGTACACAATATAACAGACGAGAAGATTATCGTGTCTTCTTCCAGCACAAAACAAAGAGCTAAGACAATGGCGCTCGATGGTAAAGACCCGTCACTGATTGCCGATAAACTATCTAGGCCTCTTCGTCAGGTGAGGGAGTGGTTGGAGCTTGACGCTTGACGACATCTCGTCTTGGTCTTACGGCGACCACCTTAGCCCCAGGGAAGTGCTGTCTTATTTCATCTACCATCCGAGCTATCTCAGGATACTTCGCACGGTTTTCTCTAGCTAGATGTTCGTAGTCTTTTCGTCTTGGTACTTTAACGACGGGGCGGCTGTCTGCTGGCGGGGGTGGGGGTGGTGGAGTTGGAGAAGTCTTTCTTCTTTTCCATTCTTCATATAATTTTTCTTGATGTATTTGCTTAGGTGTTTTCTTTGGCATCTTAAAAAGTAGGGGGAGTATTGGAGTACCCCCCCGTTTCCGACCTTTTAATCTACATGGATAGATCATTACCTTAACACGTTTCCCCTCAGATACCAAGAAGTGTATAGTAGGTTATAAACTGCTTGGTAGATAACTTTCGTTATCGAGTTCTCTCGCTCCAGCAGTGGGCCTACGGCCCAACTGCTGTTCGCTTCTAAGGAGAAACTCTCGCAGTTTATAAATTTTTTCCCTAAAGGTCAACCCCTTGAATAAAAATTTCTCATTGCCAAATCACTTTGTATAACATACATTAAAACTTTGAAAGGAGGTGTGTTTTATATGCCAAAACAGGTTAGGATTAGTGATCCAGACCTGAGATGGCTCCAAAAAAACCATAAAAGTTATAGTTATTCTGATTTAGCACAGCGAGTAGGTTGTTGTGTGGACACCTTAAAACGAATACTTGTACGCGAAGGGCTACAAGAATTTGACGGAGCTAAGTATCAGGTCCGTAGGGATTTTAGTGACAAGACATGGACGAGACCGTGTATGTCGTGTCGTTCAACCGAGGAACGTCCAAAGAATTGGTTCTTTTGCAGAGATTGTAGAAAGTCAATGGGGTACGAGGATTAATGGGCGGTAGGTCCAGTAAAAATAAAGGCGATAATTATGAGCGCGAACTCGCGGCTTATATAAATGAGGCGACTTCTATACAAAGTTTTCGTGCGCCCCTATCTGGTGGTGGACATGTAGGATTGTCAGGTGGGGCTGATCTAATGGGAACGCCCCATCTATTTGTAGAAGCAAAGAGAGTAGAAAGATTAAACTTTCACGCCGCAATGCAACAAGCAGAGACAAATAAAGTCAAGACGAATAGCCCTGAGCATCCAATAGTAATGACAAGACGTAATCGAATGAAGACAGGTGAGAGCTTGTGCGTCCTACGTTTGGATGATTTTTTGGAGATGTATAAAGTGTATCTTGAATACAAAGGAGAAAATAATATTGGGCATCCAAAAGAAGAGATGTCCACGATGCAAGAAACTTAAAACCTTAGATCAATTTTATAAGAGGAACGGTCCTACGGCAAAGAAAGAAGGTAGGGTTGGAGCGCCTTATGGCTACTGCAAGCCTTGTAATAACAAGCGAATGGCTGACACACCGTATAAATTTTTCAGTCAACTACTAAGTACCGCTCGCCTCCGCACTAGATATAAAAAAATAAATAGAGGCTGGAACGAAAAAGAACTGGTCGATAAAAATTACCTTGTGGAATTATATAAAAAACAAAGAGGTCTTTGTGCAATCACTGGCTTTCCTATGAAGATGGAAAGAGGTGGTAAGAGAAGTGACGAAAACTATAAGTATAATATATCAATGGATCGCATTGATAATAGTCTCGGATATGTAGTCGGGAACATAAGATTAGTAACAAAACAAGCTAATGTTATGCGTAATCGTCTTGAGGATCATGAACTAATTGTCTGGGCTAGCGCAATCGTAAACACTCTCAGTTCGGACGACAAATAGTTTTACTTCCATCATAGTTAAACAAGCCTCCCCCGCTTCGCGGGTCGGCTTGGAGGATAAGATGGAATTAATAAGTTCAGAAGAATGGGATGACGAAGCATTAAAGATAGCAGAACGTGTGCGTATCTGGTCTATCTCTCAAATAGAAGTTCCTAATCCTATATATAATGGCCCACCCTGTCCTTTTGCAAAAGCGGCATGGGCAAGACATAGAGTTATGATACATGTAACTCCTGACCTTGAGGCAGTTGTCGAACTCAAAGGTTTTAATCCTCCCGAAGGTGACTTCACGCATGTTGTTGCGTGGACAGGTTGGAGGGAGATGAGTGAAGACGACTTCTCCGATTGGATTTTTTCACAAAACGAAAATCATTTTGGGGTATGGATCAGCGCTTTCCACCCAGGTTTCGGAGAGAAGGAGCAAGACGAGACAGATATTTTTTCACAAGTGGACGACATCTGTATCATTCTTGTGCAAGAATACGAACATCTTGTTAGAGCATCTGAAGCTCTTAAGAAAACAGGATACTATAGATCGTACTCCAATGTAGAGTTGGAGGTTTTGGACGAACGAAAGGAGCAGTTAAATGCGTGGAAACGTAAGACCAGTGCGTGTCAAAATGAAGATTACAAAGAAGGCTGGGCCGAAGAACACTAAAAAGAAAGCCAAGAAAACTAAAAGGAAATACTAATGCGAAAAGATAGAGGTATCATCTTTGGTGTTACTAGCGGAACAAGGTCTGCACCTATAAGGATAAATAACTATAGGGCTAAGGCAAATCTCCCTACACATTTTGGTAGAATGGCTAAGTCCACTTCCTCTTCTCAGTCTGACAAACCTTTGTACGGTATGCGTACCACCAAGGTACGAAGAAGGCGTTAGTTTTTAGGAGTAATTATTATGTTGGAAGGAGCGAAAAGCTGGGTAAAAACTTCATTTAATTCTTATATTATTTCACCTGTTAAATCATTGTTCAGCCGCATCCCGCCGCAATACAAGACGAAAGAGTTCTTGGTTTGCTTGGGGGTTATCATCTTTCTAGTGCTAGTCATCCTTAGTGATTTTTAGGGTGGCTGGCAATGGAACTTTCGGATGTACTTTCCCTGATCTGGGGTCCGCTCGTCGCGTGTATTGGTTTGATTATTGTTCTAGCCAAGATGCACAATGACATTACGATTTTGAAAGAAAAGGTAGCAACTCTATTCAATCTTTGGAATGACAAAGATAAGTAAAGTAGGCGCGAGCAATGGAACCAATATCTACCGCAATGGCGGCATTTTCTGTGGTATCTGCGGGGATAAAAGCGGGGAGAGATTTAGGCTCACTCGCCAAACCCCTCGGACAACTGTTCGACGGGATAGACGATGCCAAGGGCAAGCACAACAAAAAGAAAAGAAGCCCTTTCTCAAGCGCGAACGAGGAAGCATTATCAACTTTTATTGCTAAAACTCAGGCAGAAGATTTAGAGCAAGAGTTAAGAGAGATTATAATAAACACCAGAGGAATATCAGCATGGCATCAACTGGTGGCACTACGAACTCAGATAAGAGTTGACAGAAAAAAAGAAGAGGAAGAGCAAATTAAAAAGCGAGAAGAGTTTAAAGAAACTCTAACGATATACCTACTAGGTGGCTTTATATTCTTTGGTATAATAGGTTCGTTAGTTTTATTTATAGCTTGGCGATTGGGAAAGTTGTAACCAATACTTCAAGTATTTATCTGCGTTCGGACCCGTCTTGTATGGTTGCCTGCTGTTCCAGGGACTATCAACAATGCCAAGACGGTTCAGTTTTGTAATAAGTTTTGACATTACATACGGAGATGTACTCGTCGCACTAGCAAAGTCTTTAAGCGTCAGTGTCTTTGTCGCCTGTGCTATCAACCGAAGGATCAGGATTGCTCGTTGTATCTCCTTCTCTTTCAATTTGTGCATCTGACACCTCTCGATCTGGCGCAGTCATAACTTGACTTGTTATCCATGCACTACTGTTGAGACAGTGCCGAACCATATCTAAAACTATAACTGCTCCCTCTTTGTTGTTTACGTTTTCATTAAAATCTATTTCGCAAGATATAAACTGTTCACCTCTTCTAATTAGTGAGATGGAACCCACTGGTATCTTGTCACTCATTTATCATCCTCCTTGTTTATGATCTCGTCACAATCAATTTTTGCATCAATTATTATGTCAAGTAAATCATCAACGCTTTGTCTCCCTAAAGGTGATCGCAAGGATGACCGCGCTTGGTTCTTGTCCTGATAATCTGTTATAACATCTATAAGGTTCTCGCAAAGATGCTTGATATAATCAGCATCCTTAGAGTTGAGTGGGCTTTTAACTATTCTTGGATACATTATTTAACCTCCTTCCAAGATGGTTGTCGGGGGATTGGTGGTGAAACGTAGTATTTTATTTTGATTGGATAGCAAGATTGATCCTCGATCCTCACATTGTATTGTGTAACAACGTGTTCGGGGATTGCTCCAAGATAATGTTGTACTCGTTGAACGCACTCCAACCGATCCACAAACCTATCGTCTAAAGTGAACCGCTTCTCTTCCCTAATTTCTGGCACAACCATGTTGGCAACAAAGCTAAGAATAACAGTCGCTTTGTATAAGGTTGTTTCGACTAGCATCATTTTACTCTCCTTAATAAGACAACATTATCTGGTGCATTGCCGTTCGGCTCTAGTTCCGTGCCAGCCGTGCAGGCTGGGGGTGTACTCGACCAAGACGAGAGCAGATTTGTTGTTTGGTCTAGTGCATTTGGGGCAAGGTGAGCGTACCTCGTGACCATCTGAATAGATGAATGACCCAGAAGTTCTGCAACTGCTTGCAAACTCGCACCCTTTTGCACAAGCAAACTTGCAAATGTGTGCCGACAATCGTGAGGTTTAAAATCTTCTATTGATAAACTGTCCAGAAGTTCTGCGAACAACCGCTCAAACTTTCTGTTGGTCCAAGGTTGACCGTCTTCGTCTTGGAAAACGTACCCGTCAATATGACACCCGTAACAATTTCCGTGACGAGATACCGATAACTCTCGTTGCAACTCTGGAACAATAGGAATACCTCGCCACTTCTTAATCTTCCGCTTGCCTTTTCTTGACCATACATATGCTTTACCATCCCTCATATCTCTATGAGTTAGTCGGATAGCTTCGCCAAGTCTGGCTCCTGTATAGAATAAGAATGAAATAAGTGATCGGGCATGTTCTGGTGATCGCTTTATGACAAGATCGCGCTCAGGTTCGGTAAGCCACCGCGTTCTGGCATCATCATAATAAGGTTTCTTGCACCGCCATGTCGGGGTGTTCGGGTAGTCAATGCTCTCAAGGTAATTAAACATGGCATTGATGCTTGTCATTTTTCGGGCAATGGTGTTGGGCTTGTTGCCCAACGTATTCAGCCAACCAACACATTCACGCAAAGTAAACTCTGTTAACTTCGTCTTGGGAAACTCATCCCCCAGCCGTGTCAGAAAATTTCTGTCTGTGTCGGATAAAACTGTTGCGGGTCTTTTTACATACTGCTTTATGGCATCGGATATGTACTCGACCTCCGATTGGGCGGTCTCAAGTTGACCATCCATAGCAGATATTAGTAACTCAGCTAGAAATCTTTCTGCGTTTGACCGTTGCGCGGAGGTGTACCCCGTTGCTCGTCTGATCCGAATTTTGTTTCCGCTGGCTAGCTTGATTGTACCGCTGACATAGTAATGATTGTTTCTTAATGTAAGTTTAAGGCTCATGGTCGTGGCATCGGCTTTACAAGTTCGTTAGATGCAACGCTAGTACCCTTACAATAAATATGTACTTCGTCATGTTGTGGTATCATGATGCTGTACATAGCCCCCTTGCTATGACTACACGCATCATAGCTAGGGAATAAAATGTTATGTGTGGCTTGCTCTCCTTGAACCGAGTAGCTTAACACCATGAACGTAAAATATTTAATCATGGTGTCTTATATATTATACTACTCCATCTATGTCAAGGCTCGTTAGGACATCTACTTTGCGTAATTGTCTCGAAAGTAGTCGATAACTTTATTGGCATTGACATTATTATATATATGCGAGAGACCCCCCAGTGTGCATCTGGCCCCAGAAGGCCAATTCAATTCAACCTCGGATGAAGCATGTCGCACTGCTAGAACGTAGGCATTGTCTTCGTCCTTCGGCTCGCGCTGATGTATAATTACATATTCACCTAATCCAAGATCGCCCTCGTAATCACTCGTGAAATCACCCTCGGCCCTAAACATACCCTTCTTGGTATCATCAACACCAGTGATTGACTTGATGTAGATTGGTGACTTGCCACCCCTCTTCCAACCGCCTTTGCGTTTCGTCTTGGCTGTTTTAGACCCCATGACATTTTTGGTACTTTCCTCGTTTTTTGCATTGGTCTCAGCAACAATAGACTTGACATCACCATCCTCGATTATGCGTCGAATGAGTTCTGTCTTCTCTTCCTTGTCCATTGCCCCGAATATTGTCATGACCTTATCTATCACTACGCTCATTGCTACCCCCTTCCACTATGGCTTTAAGCATGTATATTTTTTCGATCAAATAGTTCTGCGAAACTTTGGCATCAAAATTGTCTAGCTCGTATTGTAACTCAGCCAAGACGAGCCTTGCCTTCCTTAAATCTTCCTTACTCATTTTCAGCCTCCAACATCTCCCAACGCTCTCGCATTGCTGTTATTGTTTCTTGTGGAACATGGTGCGTCGAACCGAAATCGTTCTGACACTCGACTATAAACACTGCGTACTTGTAGTATTTAGCCAACTGTTTGTATGGCTCAAACTCCCATTGTTGACTGAACGTATTGTGAACAATGATATGACGTAACCCTACTTCCATAGCTTCCGTCACTTGAACTTGGCATTGTCTATGTGCCTCGCCCAGTTTCGTCTTGTCGAATTTGTATTCGCCGCGCCCTGCGGCGTAAAAATAATCATCCGCCGAGACAAGCAATGGTTCTCGTTCCATTTCACGATTGCTTTGCATGGGCAAAACCATCAAGCCATCTTTCATTATGTTAGCGAGGGTGGTCTTGCCACTCCCCGCTATGCCTCTAACTATCCAAAGTGTTCTCATAAGTCGAACTCCACTTCCTTTCCTGATCCATCGAAAAACATTTCTGATTTAATTTTGTTACCCTTTTCCTCAAAGTAACCCAGTATTTCATCATCTGACCAAAGACCATCTTCCATGTCTTCTGATATATGGTCGGGTATATCTTTATCGGGTATCTCCCACGTAACTTTATAAAGTCCTGTTACTCTAGCCATTAGTCGTTCTCCTTTCTAAAATGTGCGCCTTCTTTGTATGCGTACTCTACAATCTCTTGGATAAAGAGTGATAAGGGTTCATAACACTCTTCTAAATTAGCTTCGGTGCATCCATCCAAGTTATGAAACCTAGACATGGCTTCTTGCATTACCTCGTCAAGTTTGTCTCTTCGTGCTATGGATTTGTTGGCCTCTTTCTCAGACGCAAACTTCCAAGTCACTGGTATTCCTGACTTGCGACCAGTCTCACGAATAGTTCGTTCGTCAAGACGTTCACGGCTCTTCGTATCTTCCCAATCATACGTGGGCAGTGTCGTCTTGCGGTCTCCCAGGGAACCCCCAGGGTCTCCCAGGTCGTCCTCTAAATCATCAAACAAACCAACATTTTTTGGCTTGTCCTCTACCAAATCCACAACATCAGACAACTTCTTGTCTACGATCTTCTGTTTTACATCTTCTGACTTCATAATGTTTCTCCCTATAGTATGAATATGACTGCACGTTTTCCTACGTCTTGCCCCATTGACCAGACACTATCGTTGTAGAAGTAAGAGTAGTTGTTATCGTCTACCAAAACGCGATACCTTCCTGTCTCTTCGTTCCCCTCAAGTGTTCCTTGAACAGAAATTTGAGGCTCAAAATGATCCCTCGAACCAAGTGCTATATCCTCGTTGGCATTGACAACCTTTGTCCATGCTACACAAACCGTCTTACCGATAAGGCTACCTAGCTGTTTGTCGATAACCTCTTGGTTGTCTTTGTGTGCATCCAATGAGTAGGGTGCTTCTTGTATGTTAACCATTATATTCTCCTTTCAATGGTTTGATTGTGAAAAAGTTAATATGCTTAGGGTGTCGAGCGAGAAACAAACGACTGTAGTATGCAATGAAGTCGTTGGATATTTTGAAATCATCTCCGCTCGTCTTGATCGCATGATCCCAACGCATCTTGTTGATAACCAACCAAGGTGAACTCTTGCTTACACCAGATTTTATCAACTCGAATGTTTGTCTCTCGAACTCTTCCCAAATGTGCATGTTCTCAAAGTGAAATGCTTTCCACTTGTAGAACTGCGGTGTCCTCGGCACTCGTTTTATACCCATGTCGGTATTCCATTTCTCCAACCGTGAAGGTGTGCCTTGGCTTTGGCATAGTAATCACGGTAGCTTTGAACGTGACATGACGTTATACCCTCACATGTATCGTATGGAATTTTGTATTCGTCGGGCATACATCGAGGGGGATTGCGCCAACCGTTGTCGGGCATAACAGTGTGCATGGCTACCGAAAGCGTAGGTAAAAGGTTCTGGCTTGCATGACCCTTACCAAATCGGTCTCTATGTTCTATTGCTAGAGCAAGGGCCAGTTCCCATGCGTA